GGGCAAGAAATCGGCTTTGAGCTGGCTAAATTTGCCGACAAAGAAATCAAATCCTACGGCTATACCCGAACAAAGAACTCAGCCGGAGTCCGACGAGTTGTCGATGGATCTTCAGTATCAAAGACTTCTCGAATTGGTGAAATCAAATTTGGCTTTGCTAGACAACGTTTTAGCGGCGGGGGCACTACGCAGAAGCTATGGCCCGGTCTTGAGTTTGGCTCTAATAAATTTAAGCAATTCCCAGCTTATTCGGGTCGGTTTGGTAAAGGCTCAAGAGGATGGTTTATTTATCCAACCCTTCGCAGAATTCAGCCTGAACTAGTGGCTAAGTGGCAAAAGCGTTTCGCTGAGATATTAGATGAGTGGAATAAGTAATGGCTGGCGATAGAACATTAACGCTCAAGATTCTTGGCGATACCAAGCAACTTGTTGATTCTCTAAATAAAGGCGCTAAAGGAACTGAGTCTTTTACAAAACAAATTAGCGATCTTTCAGCCAAGGTCGTAAAGTCTTTCGTAGCAATCGGCACAGCGGTAGGAGCGTTCTCCGTTGCTTTTGCTAAAGCCGCAGCTGAAGACCAACAAGCTGCTAACAGACTAGCTCAGACTCTAGGCGCAGTTACCAACGCCACAGAAAAGCAAATCGCCTCAGTTGGCAGATATATAACTCAGACATCACTTGCCACCGGAGTAACTGATGAAGAATTGCGTCCGGCTTTTGAGAGATTAGCCAGATCGACCGAGTCAACAGAAAAGTCTCAAACCCTTCTCAATCTTGCTTTAGATTTATCGGCTGCAACATCAAAACCATTGGAAGCGGTTACTTCCGCTCTCAGTAAAGCCTACGATGGCAATTACACAGCACTAAATAGGCTTGGCTTGGGCATAGATCAAAACCTAATTAAGTCCAAAGACTTCGACGCAATTTATAAAAGCCTAAACTCAACGTTTGGCGAATTTAGCGAAAAGCGTTCAGAAGAGGCTTTAGTAAAATTCCAAAGACTTCAAGTCGCTTTACAGGAAGCCAAGGAAGCCGTTGGAGCTGCATTATTGCCAGCCTTTGAGCGCTTAGGTGATTGGTTATTAAATGACGGTGTTCCTCGCTTAAATGCTTTTATTGCTGGATTAGTTGGAGACAAATCCTTATCTTCATCTTTTAATAAGGCACAACAAGAAGCAGAAGAATTTGGTGAAAAGACTAGATCAGTAATTAAAACTATTGCTAATTACAAAGATGAACTAATTGCCGTTGGAGTAGTTGCTGCTGGCATCTTTGCCGTCACTAAAATTGCGGCTGGAGTTCAAGCGACAATTATGCTGGTTAAAGGCTTAATCGGTGTCTATAACACTCTAAGAGTTAGCGCTATGGCTGCCGGTATAGCTTCAGCTTTTGCATTAAATCCAGCGCTTGGTATTGCAGCCGGCGCAGCTGCCATCGCCGGAATGGGTTTACTAATTCAGCAACTCAACAAACAATCCGACGCGATTGGCGGCGCAGACCTTAGCGGTGGTATAGGCAATTTCCAGATGAGCACCGGCACAGTTTTAGGCGCTGCTGGTGGAGGATTTGCAGGTGGCGGCGGTGGAGGTGGCGGAGGTGTCACTTCTTTTGGGGCTGGAGGCGGTGGCGGTGGAGGTAGAAGCCTTGCCGACTTATCCGGAGGTTTAGTAACTTCTCCACAAGATTTGATAAGCCGACTTCAATCAACTTCTAGCCGTATTTCTGACATCCAATTTGCGCTAGATACTGGACAAATTAGTAAATCAAAAGCTGCTGAATTATTAAGACCAATCCAAAAAGAATTCAATATGCTTCAGCGAGTCGGCGAATCATTACAGACCGCTTCTATTCCAATGAATACAACTTCAGCGGAAGAAGCTCGATTTGGTCGAGCAATAACAATAAACGTCAATGCACCTTCCGTCATAGATGAGACCGGATTCGCTCGAGCAGTAGTTGATGCTATGAACAGCGTTGAAAGACGACAAGCTGGCGGATACAGCGCTCTCTTCAAATAATCTATGACTCTTTGGAATCCTGAATATCGCGTAAAGGTCAACGGGTCAACCGTCACATCTGCGACCTTAGCCGGGATGACAATCACTAGCGGCCGAACCAATATCTATGAACAGCCTCAAGCTGGCTATTGCAATCTCAGCCTTTTAGAGACTAACGAATCTAACGTCAATTTTGAGATTAACGATTCGGTAAGCGTCGAAGTTAAAAAGACCAACGGAACTTATGTCTACCTATTCGGCGGATTTATTACCGACCTTAGCGTCGAAGTAGCCAATTCCGGATCAACAGCCTTAAGCCAGCGAATCAACATAGTGGCCGTTGGAGCTCTTGCCAGATTAGCTCGAGCCATATTTGACGGCAACATCTCAAGCGATATGGACGGCGATCAGATTTACGCAGTTCTATCCGGCGTTCTCTTTGACACTTGGAACGAAGTTTCGGCTTCCTTGACTTGGAATACTTATGACCCAACAGTAACTTGGGCCAATGCTCAAAATAGCGGATTGGGTCAAATTGACCAGCCGGGCGATTATGAACTTGACTCGCAGAATAACGTCCTAAATAACGTCTATGCGGTAGTAAGTGGCTTGGCGACTTCAGGACTTGGTTATCTATACGAAGATGCACAAGGCCGGATTGGATATGCCGATTCAACTCGCCGAGGCGAATACCTAGCCGCCAACGGTTATGTTGACCTAGACGGCAATCACGCGACTGGCCCGGGCCTTAACATAATCAAGCGCGCTGGGGATGTCCGCAATTCAATTACCATTAGTTATACAAGCTCAGGCAATTCCTCAGTTACCGACTCAGATGCCGCCTCTATTGCCGATTACGGTCAGTTAGCGGCTACGGTAGCAACAACCTTAAAGAATCAATCAGATGCAAACGCTCAAGCCGCCTTTTATCTTGAGATTAGAGCCTATCCCCAGTACGAACTTAGTCGGATAACTTTTGAGATAGGTAGCCCGGAAATTGACAACACAGACCGAGACACCTTGCTTGAAGTCTTTATGGGTTTGCCGCTTAACATTACAAACCTTCCGTCAAATATGGTGGGAGGCGAATTCCAAGGATTTGTCGAAGGTTGGACTTGGAGGGCTGGCTATAACCGCCTAACCCTTGAACTTAATGTCTCACCTATCGCTTATTCTCTCCAAGCCTTCCGTTGGAATAACGTTCCAGCGACGGAGACTTGGCAGACGATTAGTCCGACTTTGACTTGGCTCGACGCTACAATAGTAAGCTAAAGGAGAACAATGGCAACAACGAGTAATTTTGGTTGGACGACCCCAGCCGATACAGATTTAGTCAAAGACGGTGCAGCTGCAATCCGGACACTTGGGAACGGGATAGATGCGTCCTTAGTCGATCTTAAAGGCGGAACGACTGGGCAAGTATTAAGTAAAGCATCAAACACAGATTTAGATTTTAGTTGGGTTGCTCAAGATGATTCCAACGCAATTCAAAACGCTCTCCTGACAACTACCGGAGACACAATCTACGCATCTGCGGCATCAACTCCGGCAAGATTAGGAATTGGAACAGCTGGACAAGTTTTAGCGGTCAATTCAGGTGCTACTGCCCCGGAATGGAAGACAATCTCAAGCGGTGGAATGACTTTAATTACCACTACAACTTTTGACAATTCAGTCAGCACTTATACTTATTCCTCATTAGGTTCTTACAAACATTTGATGATTGTTGTTGATGATTTGTCTAGAGCGACAACTACTTCAATAGATACTCTTGCAATGCAATTTAATGGAGTAACTACTGGCTTCCCGTATAATTCCGCTAGCTGGGGAAATTTGGGCACAACAACTTTCGATAGACAAGCTGCTCCAGCCGCAAATTACTTGAATTTAGCTACTTATGCAATTGCTGGTGGTAATTCTACGTCGTCTGAACGCGGAATTTTATACGCCTGGATTTATGATTATGCTGGTTCTACTAGAAAAGTATTTTCCGGCGTCAGTTACAATCGAAATGACCAAGATTTAGGCGATAAAGATGCTTATTATACAAATCAAGGTTTTTGGGATAGCACTTCGGCTATTACATCTTTAACAATTTTTAGCGTTAGTGCCAGCAATCTAAAAACCGGAACACTTAAACTATACGGAGTATCCTAATGAAAATTATTGAAGTGAATTGCGAAACTGGCGAAGAACTAATTAGAGATATGACTGCTCAAGAATTAGCAGATGTCAATGAGCGTAAACAAAAACTAGAACAAGAAGAAGCTGACAAGCAAGCTAAATTAGCAGCTCGCCAGGCTTTACTAGACAAACTTGGAATTACCGCAGAAGAAGCAAAACTTCTTTTAAGCTAATGGCAAAACTCTGCAAAGCTGGAGTTCAATTAAGGGAGCAGATTGACGATGACTATCCGGGTCGCAATCGCCGTAGCGATGGCTGGGTTGCTGACGCTCGCCATCTCGCTGAAGGTGTTTCGGATCATATCCCGGATGCTCGAGCAGGCGGAATCGTCAGAGCTATAGATATAGATTCCAATCTCAATGCCCATCTTGAAGAAGCTCACACACTCGCCAACCAAATTAGACTTTGCGCTAAACGCGGAGATAAGCGAATCAAATATATTATCTACGACGGCCGAATCGCATCTTCAATCCTTCGATGGCGCTGGAGAAAATACAAAGGCACAAATCCTCACCGCTCGCATATTCACATCAGCTTTACGACCCTAGGCGATAAAGACGGGTCGTTCTTTCAGCTCAACCCTAAGGAGACAAATGAAAGCGTTAATTGACAAAATCAAAACTCCCGAATTCAAAGAGGCTTTTAAGGATTACTGCCTAGCAGTAGTCGCTTCCGGCGTAACTCTCGGAGTGTCGTTCTTGCTTGACTTTGCTCCCGAATACGCAGTCCTAATCGGCGCTATCACAGCTCCA